AGCATTATCACACAAACACACAAACACACGATCCCGCTAACTAGATACGCCAGAATGCTTGCGACATCGTGTTGGCATGCACCTGCCTCACTCAGGATAGTGAGCAACATATCAAATTCGCCCGAGCACCTAACAGTCAGACAGATTGAGACCCTCCTCGCTGCGTACAAACAACCTATGAATACGGTTTGTGTCGTGAAATGGTTGATCAGCTGCCAGATAGATCTTGCAAAAGCGATGGAAGCGTTCAATCTACGTGATATTCAAGTACTTAAGTTGATCGGCCTCAATGAGTTAGAGGCGTTACAATGGGTCCACTGCATGTTGAATGATTTAGATCCGTTTAAGACAGTTTGGCTTGGGTGGGCAGATGACCCTGCAAGTGACATCTTGAATCAGGTAGAAGATCTGAGATCAAGGATCTTTGAGGGGGCCGCACGATGTGACAAGATCGGGAGTGACCTGGCTACTAGATTAACTTTGTCAATGCGGAGACGAAGATTAGTGTGAGTTAGTCATTGATATAAAAGCGGGATCACGATGTTTTTTATCACCTCTTACATTGGATCTGCTTCCACACCTGAAGGCATTACTCGGGGAAACCCGAAGTTAGATGACGCGATCAGGAAGTTGCGGATTAGGTTTCCACGGATGATGACGACGTCTAGGACAATCGAGGATGACGATCACTATGTACTAGTGGCTGGGGAATCAGAGGAGATGACGAAAGAGATACAGAGGCTCATGGCACGAGATCACAAAGACGTCTTCTTGACCATAGACACTTCTGAAGACCCAACCAATCCATTTGAGATGGATGAGGAGGACATGTTTGCGTATAGTGCTGTGGGACTCGGTCTCAACCCAGAAGATTACAAGACCGGCATGAGGGCAACCAGCGATGCTGACAGGGCGGAGTTGGGGTTACCTCCTCTTGGTCCGTCTCAAGGCTCTGATCTGTCTCCTATTAGTCAACTAGATCAGCGACTGGATCAATTATCCATACCATCGACCCCCTCGAAGAAATCGCCTAGATTAACCCCTGACAAGTTGTATGATGCCATTAAGGCAGCATCGTCTGCCGGAAGCATGGCGGAGTTCGGGAGAAAGGTCCAAGCGGCAACACGTCGGTCTCGCGCAGACCTTCAACAGGATGCTATTGAGGAGAATTCGATCGAGCTGCAGAGAATGTCGGCGAAGCTCGATTATGCTCTAGAACAGATCGAGGGGTTGAGTCAGGTGGTTGCTACCCTCATGGCCAGGCTTGACGTGTATGAGCAGTCAGGGATAGCTCCTGTTGTCCCAACGACCTTTACGACTGCTCCATCTACTCCATCAGTCCAGCAGCCAATCGTTCCACCAACTGTCGCAGCTAGTGCACCCCAACCACAAGGCAAGCCGAAGAAGAAACGGCTTGAGTGATATTACTTGCCAACTCGCATTACAATAAAAGCGGGATCACAATGGCCTTCTTGCAAGACGCGCAATACGCATCGCTTTTCAAACCTTTTGGCTCAACTGGTGGGGGGACAGGAGGGCTGACGTCTCGAATTCAAACTGAGAAAGTGGTGGTTCCAGTGATCGTAATGCCCGTTACTAGTGCAATAATAACTTCTCAAAGAATCAGGGACAGAGCTAATGTCCGCTTGGCCGCAACTTTAGTAACATTTGAGATGGCCGATAGAAGCACGATGAACGTCTCTATCGTGTTGAGCTTCTTGATTGCTCTGTTTCCAGAGTTCTTCAATATCTTCAACGACGTGAACCTCAATACTCAACTTGTGAGGGTGGATGTATCTGATGCGAACATCACGACCATCATCGGAGCAGCAGCAGGTGCTAAAGACGGATTGGACTTGTCTGGCGGCGACTTAACTGAAGTGTTCTGCACAAAATACGAGGAAGACATGTATGTGTCGTGGGAAATATATGCAATGGCCGGGTGTATTCTGTTCTCCTTAGGCGCCAATGTCAACCAAAGCAACTTCGTCAAGATAACAGAAAACCGACCCCGTGCTGTGGCCGGTTATGCGAAGGCTACCCCGACTCCAGCAGGTTTCTTGACGGCGCAGAAGATGCCCAATTTGGATTGGGTTCTTGCATTCCAGGGGGCATTCGAACAGGTGCCGAAGATCAAAGAGGTCGTTGTCAGAGAGATCATGTCTTGGGTCCTCAATTGGAACGGGGTGGGGGATAAGCAGAGATTAATAGCTGTAAACTGCAAATTGTGGATGAATTTTGGCTTCTCCCATGTCGGGTTGATCACCAATTTGATTGCAGCATACAGGAATGAAATCGGAGAGATAGGAGATCTGATGGTGGAAGCGACGAGGTTTGTGGCGGAGAGAGAGAGTATAGCAACCAGGAAGCCCGTGGAGCTCTTGTACGAGAAATTAGTCAACAGCCAATCTGGGACAATGCTTGCCAAGAATTACCCGAACCTGTTCTGTTTGGCGGTCAATCTCCAGAAACGCGTGGATCCAAAGTTGGCTAACTATGCGACGACTGTGGGCACATCGCCATACGAGGAGATCTTCATTGAGGTGTTGACTAGAAACGGGAAGCGCCTGCCCACAGCAGTTGCCGCACGCGGAGCAGGAATCTAGGTTGATTGAGGATATTGGCATTGGCATTTTGATAAAAGCGAGACAACCATGATTTTATACGCGACAAGGAAGTTCCTTACAGACGCACAATTGGAACGATTGATCATCAAGATCAGAGCATGCCGTGACACGTTGGCATTCCACAACAGGTGGGAACAATCTGCCCAAGCCTCTCGGGCGGCACGGAACCGTTGTCTATCGATGGACGAACTAGATGCAATCAAGAAACGACGAGACGCCATTGTGCACAAAGATGGATTTGCTGTGGCACGAGCTGTCAAGAATACGGAGCTTGATCCAGAACGTGCTACAATGCACATAAACGAGCTGATCAAGATTTATGACGAGGTGGACACAATGATGCCAGAAGTATATCGCGCCCTGGCGGCCAATGAAGATCCTGCAACACGTAGTGACATCGAGAGCTGCGCCATCGCGTGGCATTACCATGCTCACAAGCTCGGCTGGGATACCATCTGATTTGATTTAGTCTAATTTGGGTCTCGATTTTATACAAAGCGGGATCACTCATATTTGTCTTCAATGGGTAACGATCACAGTATCTGGAGAGCAGGTAACCAAGAGACACATACTAGCGCGGAAGGGTACGGCCACCGCTCATATGAAGACATGGCGGACGAGGACACATATTATGGTATTCAGCTCTACTATAAAGCATGTCACCGCGAAGTGGTGTGTAGGTACGTGGCGATCACCCAAGAACGATTATGGTTGGACATACCGAAGGAGAATCAACAGTCGGCTACCCACAGTGTGCGGCGAGCGCAAATCGCGTGGGCCAGGGCAGATAGTTACCTGATGTGGGCTGCCCGGCGACTCGGGTCACACAGAGAGCTCGCACAACGACAACCCGATGATGGGCGATAATAATAGCGGGAACACCATTATATAGAAAGCATGTTAACGACAATTCTTGATTATTGCACCTGGTTGTTGTCAGAAAGCACGGTCAATCAGTCCGATAGGCCAACTCCAATGCGCCTCGTAACCCAGTATGTGGCCGTTGGGAGCGCTCGATCACCAGTGGTCGTAAGACGAGAAAAATACACTCGAATCAATGACGAGATTATTGACGGACGATTGATACCAGGCATCCCCCGTTACACAGATGAGTCCCCGCGAGCATTATACATACGTTCGCTTGTCGAAGTTGAGCAAGATGACGACGGGATCTACTTGGAGTGTGACAGTCTTTGTCACAACTGGCATAGGGAGATCATGAATAGAGAAGCTGGGTACGAAATCTTTCACAGGGGTATGATCAAGGTGTTGTGCATGCTAACAACTGGCATTGCAGGAGACTGGAGGCGCGAATTGTCTCCAACAAACCATTCCTCTGTTAGTCAAGTCTGTGAGTTGATAAGGCTCCATCACATGACGTTGTTCCGAGTTCCGTCAAACGCACCGCGAGAGTACTCCAGTAGAGACATGTTAACGTTGGGAAGGCGGTTATTTACAATACGGCACTCAGAAGAATATTTGGTGTTGTCACAAGCTATATACACCATTGCCGAGCATCGGAATGTATACCTTGACAAGCTTGAGAAACTAGCGGCACAGCTGGCCAGCGTCGAGGATCAGGGGGACCCAGGTGAAAACGAATCGGATCAGAACACCATCATGGCCCATAGCAAGACCCACGGATCGATCATATCGCGATCTAGTACCTTATCTGAGGCAGTCACACAAGCTTCCAGAATAGTGGCTCAAGGTAGAACCGCAACACCACTCAGACCGGCAGTGACTGTATCATTTTCCGAAGAATTAGCCCGATCTGTGGTACGTCGAGCCGCAAGAGTTGAAACCATCTCTGACCCCACCAACTCATCTGGATCACCAACCAGATCCAACGTTGGTGAAAGTAAATCTGTCCGGCGCGTACCTGTGTATTTGAATCCCGAATTTGAATTAGCCCTCAGACGCCGTCGGGCTGCCATAGAATGTGGTAGTGACACAGATTAATAGCATCCAATTCGAGACCACCATTATAATCAAAGCAATGTTGTTTGACGAAGAGTTTGCTGCCAGAGAAGAAGGACTTGATGAATCTACCACGAGGACGTTCTTCTTTCCAGGGGGGTTGGATGAGCCTATCACTGATACTTCGTTGCTATTCTACCAGTGGGCTCTTGGTGGGAAAGACTCCAAGCCAACACGATTAGCAAGTGGAGCCCGCTGTGGGAGACAGATAAGGTTCATCCAGGAGTGCAAGGCGGAATTCCCCCGGTGTCCGATCAAAGTTGCTACTGAAACGGGTTGGGCAAAGCTTGCAAATCAAATCACAGAGCTCGCCGACTCGAGCCGGGCCTTGCCTGCCATGCGGGCATCAATCACTCGATGCAAGCAAGCGGTGGAGTTGGTGCAAGAATCTCTCAGGTCGAGCTTGGAGACGCAGTATGAGATACAACTTCCGGCTGCTGCTCCAAGATCTCGCTATGAAAGTATATATTGTCGAGTTCACGACAAGTTGCAACGTGCAGTTTGGAGACTACAACGCTTGTCAGCGGAGAATGCACAGGAGTCGTTCACTGTTGGATTAGAATTCGTAGGTCTAATATTATTGGTGAATCAACATAGCGTTGCCCAATTTGATGTGAGCTCCAAGAGTGTCATGGTAGGGCCAATCGCGCTATTTCTCAACCTAGCTAGCGCAGTGAACGTGCGGTACACATGCCTTATGGCCAATAGATTGCTCCACAGAATGAGGGAGAATATAATAGTGGAGGTTTTCCGGTGGCAGGATTCTGTGGTCTCTATACATAACCGAGCATATGAAGTAGTGAAATCATTAGAGTCACTGTCGAAGTGTTACATATCCACTATCTCGGGAGGGGATTTAGATACGGTGGGGGCATATGGAAGGATGAGGGAGAAGGTGGCGAAGAAATTGAGGGCGGTCCTGGCTGTCCCGGGAGCATATCAGCCTGCGCCTTCTCTATCTATCAACGACCAGGCATTTGGTGTGTTGGATCGTTTAGACTCTGTGCTGCGGTCGTGTTCTCTACAGGAAGTGGTAGAGATTTTTGGCTTGCAAAAGACCACCGGATTTCCAATTGTCTATGTTAGAGAAGGCGGGAAGACGGTGCACGATGGAGCCAGCGGAGAAGCGCTCTTATCACCGTACTCTGTTCTTCGATCAGAGTGGATCTATTGTCATTTGACACTCAAGAACTTTGTGGCTCGCACCGGGTCATGGCCATCCCTATCATTCTCCAAGGATGACCTGAAGCTGGAGGAAATGTACAAGCGCGGACAAGCGACCATCACCGACAACGAGTACCATATCGCCGAGTGGGCGCATGTCGAATTCGGTCAAATGTACGAGTTCAATATGTACCAAGACTTAACTCCATTCATCCTCGATAAGGCATGCGCACCCGCGTTCGAAGAGACCAGGCGCATCTATAGAGGGGAAACACAGTCAGGCGTCAATCGACGGGTGGTGACTGCGACACTAGCTAGTACTCTGTCAGCTGAAAAGATGCTTAACTCGTGGGCCAATGATGAGTATGAGCATAGCGAGTCTCGACCCCTAGTGCTACTCAAGCCGAAAGAGAAAGAATTCAAAGTCGCGCCACGAATGTTTTGTATGGTCCAATTGAGGTGGAGGTATCCTCTTGGGATAATACAATCGAATGTCAAATCCGGACCTTTCCAAGATCTTCCTTACCAGACAATGACGATGGGTCGAACCGAGCAGCAGCTCCATTTGCACTCACTAGTTGGTGTTCCACCTCGACACATATCGGGAGAACCTTGCTTCAGGCTGTACATAGAGATAGATTTCTCCAAGTGGAACAACAAGTTTAGGGACGTGCTGATTTCACGTTATGGGCGTCGAATGGATCAGCAGTTCGGAGTTCGAGGGGTCTTCGGGAAGATACACAAGTTCTTTCGCAGTTGCGATGTTGCTCTGTTCACCCCTGGGGAACGAGTGGAGTTGTTCGAAGCGTTCGTGAGGTCAGAGGCCAAGAGTGATTCGTCTGCATGGTGGAACGACCACGACGGGGGGATCGAAGGGATTGATCAGGCAACATGGACAGCGGCAACCATATCTATGATCTATGAAGCTATAGGATTCGAGGGGAATTCATTCAAGCTGGTTGGACAAGGGGATAACCAAGTGTTAGTGGTAGATTTGCTAGACGTACCGATGTCTGACAGAAAAACAGCCCGATCTAGGGCTTCGTATATCATGTCAAGGATCGACATCGTCTCTCGGTTCCTCAACCATGAGGCAAAGCCAGACGAGTTTTTAGAGTCTACGTCTACGTTCACTTACTCAAAACAAGTGTATGTCAATGGTGTAGAGTATCCGACGGAGCTCAAATTTGCCTCTAAGGTTGGTCCTTTCTCTTCGGCGGAGCGACTGTCTGCAGCTGAGATGATCGGGGCTATATATTCTGGGGCTAGTGCGAGCGCGGAGAGAGCCGAAATGCCACTGCTCCATTATATGCTTGCTGTAGAGATAGCTGGTGAGACGTTGGATAGGATGTCAGTAGAGAGCCCTATCCCTGACGATCAGTCAACCCTCTGGTTGACATCAGCAGGTGTCCAGGAGATAGCCTTGGCCTTGACAGTTGGATCACCGATAGGGGGCCTTCCGATCATGAGCCCTACTGCATTTATGATTCGCGGGGAGCCTGATGCGTTGGGATCCGCATTAGCAGGCCTTAAACTTCTCGGCTCGGCTTCTAAGGTATTCAGGAAACCTTTCGAGTTCTTATCTAGGCCTTCTTCATTTCGCACATTCAAATCGGAACGTGCGGCTCGATCTGCCTTGATCCTTGATCCAGAGTCTATACCGGTGCGTAGACTAGCGGGGGGTGCAGCCATAATTGAGTCAAGCGCAATGGAAGCTCTGTCGGCAATCACAACCAATCCCGAGTTCCAAGAAATTATAGAGCCGACGAAGGAGGCTAGTGTGTCAACCCTTGAGGATATTCTTCAGATGGAGCCTTTCTATCCACACGTAGCTGCTGACTTGTACAAACTATCACGTCCGGGGACAACAACTAAGTATAGTAAGAAATTCTCTTACTCGCGAACCATAGCTGTGGCAGCTAGAAGTCAAGCAGGCGTTGGGGGATCTGCGATCAGGGCTGATTCGAGAGCATTCGCTTCGACGTTAATGATCCTGAGCAAGATGGCAGAGGAGCAGGGAACATTCGTGCAGGCGGTGCCATCAAGCATCTTGGAGCTCACATCGAAGTATAGACTGCGGTGGGGACTTGGCCACCTTCTTGGAGTCTCAACAACACATCCAATAGACTATCCGCTGAGCACTGATCTTCGGCTCCCAGGAATCAAGATAATATCCCCATGGAGGTCGCCCGGGAAGAGAGCTCGAGGACCATTAACACCATTTATCGGCGGTCATACCGACGATCGAGTATCCGGGAAAACATGGGAGGTGATGGACACGTCCGGGATTGAGGATCTGAGAAAGGCAGTTGTAGCGTACACAAGTGGGAACATGGAGGGCTGTTTGCCGCTTTTTGAAAATATTTTGGCAGGTAGGGGATTGACATCTATGGATGCAGCTATCGAATTGTTACCAAGAACGATAGGGGGATCGATCGCACATAGGTATGCAGGATACGACAAGACCACTCGTTCTGGCCCAATCGGAACTATCAATGTAGCAACACACTATGAGCTAGTGACAGATGATATCCCGGGATTGTGTGGGAAATCAGTAGACAAGCCGCTTCCAATCCAAAGCTTCTTTAGCTGGTTGCTAGGAGTTGCACGTCATAAGCGCCATCTACCAGAAGCACTTGTGTCGTTGGTGGATGCCACGCTTTTACCAGATTTAGTTGACGAGCCAACACAACTTACCGCACCCCCGAAGAGCCGACTGAAACCACCAAAGACGCACATCATGAAGATTGAGCAACCATACTTAAAACCTGTTGTAGCCCCCAAGATGGATGTGCCTGAGATTGGTGGTTACGATCGTCCGTTGACGGTAAAGGAGGCTGGCGACCTGTTGACGAGCCTGATTGCTGATGCAGCACAATCCGGACGGGGTAGCACGCTTGACACAACAATGTTGCACGCCTCAACGACAGGCTCTACCGGAGTAGGCGTGGCAGAAATCTCTCATCTGCCGGTTAAGACAGTTTTGACTGCGATTGCTAGGGCATCTTTCATCGTGTCATGTGATCTGTTTTTGCGTGAGAGGAGCCATGAGGATCTGTCGAAGGACTTGACCGTTGCCATTGATCTTGGGGTAGAACTGTGCACCAATTCCTTCCAGTCATTGGCTAAAGTCGGGACAATCAATATGCACTTGATACAGTGTACCCGAACACACCCACTCATGGTATCAGGTGGACTCAGCTCACTCCAACTACTGACAAAGAACACGATAATCGACTCACTTAGTGGAAGTGCATCTTGGTCCATCTTAGAGACACTGGCCGCAATTCCACCAATATTTAACGGACCAGGAGGGCTACCAGCAAAATCAACAATGAGGAGACTCGCACCAGCAATAGTGTTGATTGGGCTAGCTGTGTCTACGGATGATCGGGCAGACGACTGGTTTTCTCTCGGCCTATCAATCGCAAAGGGATTAGCATCTACCCTCCGATACGTTGGGCGAGAAAATATGATGGTATCTTATAATGTCTTGGATTCTATCAGGAATCTAGCTATAGCATGTAGTGCTTTGACATCGGACCCTGGCAATCCGCGGTTGCGAACTAGATACCTTGCATCTAAACTCACGTCCGTCAGCAAGGTCCGACGGTATCGGAGTGATCCCTTAACAGAAGCAAGGAGATTGAGAGGCGTTCTTACAAGTGGTAGAGAAGTGCTGATGGGCGGAGGTGACAAAGCGTGCCCAGTAGAAGTCGTTAACGAAGGGAAAGTGACTCTTGCGTTTGTACACAAGGCACCACTCGGTATGAAGATATTAAGTCGCGAGATGGTCAATGAAGATACAAGCAGCGAACATAGTGGACTTGAACAGCGCCAAAGATCTAGATGCTCTGCAGGATTCGGATTATGCACATCAATTATACCACGATGGATTACGATTCTAACACACGTCCTCAACAAGCTCCCGCCGAATGCTCAGTGTGACAATGGTGGTGGATGGAGTGTGATCGGAACGGGTCGGGGGAGCATCCAGTCGGCATTGGCGATCCTGGGATGGGGATCCATGGGATATGATCTTCCGGAGGCGATATCTCCGTCTATAATCTCAAGGCCCAATCCCTGCGCACCAGAAGTGTGGAACCTTGGGCTGGCAGAGACAGCTAAGTATGGGAATCAACCAGCAATCAATTGGCTTCGGCCACGAGCCAACGAGTTGAGAATCTGCAGAGAAGCTAGTTGTGGATTGATTATCGACATAGAAGGGGGGTCCAAGCGGTTCAGGGACGAAGTATTGACACCGTTGTCGATGACCGCACCGCATAGACCAACTATTGTCATCGCAAAATTCCTATTGACCGTTGATGAGCTAGACGGATTAACCACGTGGTTGGCTGCAGAAGATGGGGTGTCAAATCTCAGTGCAATAATGATTGATGATCCACGACTAGGAACATCCTACCCGGTTCATGTTGTTGTATCATTCATCTGGTCTGCTTGTCTTAAAATGATGACACTTGATCCACGAACAGTAAACCGGGCGATAGAAACTGACGTGTGCGTGATCACTCGAGTAGCAAAAGTTGAAATGCTTGACAGATCATCTCTGTCAATGGTGTGGGCACGAGCTTATCACAACAGTGCCATTCCCGCAATCCCAGATACATCAAATATCCATACCCTAGGTCTCTTAGCTAAAGGAATGTGTCAACAATCGCGATCTCAAGCATTCTTTACCGTGACAGAAGGAGGATCGAGACGTCGAATCGGAGTGTGGGAGCGTGCCACGGACATATCCGAAGCGATAACTGCGACACTTAGTTGCCTTGAGAAGAAGCTGAATGAAGAAGGTCTTGGATGGGCTGCTAGCCTTGACATTCATGATGTCGGAGTTAATATTGATTCTGTAGGATCCTCAAGAGTTGTTGGGCGGATGATTCCAATCGTGTGTAGGACGATTCGAGAGCTATCAATACCATGTGAGACTGAAACTAGACGAGAAGGCCTTCGTAGAGTCAACCAGCTAGTGTATTTCAAGAAATCTGCTATCCAACTTGTTTGTGCTATCCTAGATTGTTCGGAATTGCCAACTCCTGTGGATGAGCCTCATTCGGGTCCGATCGAGATACTGAAGACAAGTGAGATAGATTGGGCTGACGATGTGGAGGACGAGCTCTTTTGAGTCAACGTAAATGACCAGTTTATTCTCATTATAACAAAAGCATAGACTTGGTTGTGGTGTGATTTGTGACCGACTACCCGAAATTCTCGTGGTGCTTGCCACAACGGTGCTTCCAATGCTCAGTTCTGGTGGCTTGATTTGTGCGTGTGTGTGTTTGTGTTTGCATGGGTATAGGAGCTACTCTGGCTTGGAAGGACCGTTG